GTATGAGTTCTTGAATATAATCTTTTGTTTTGAATTCATAAACAGAACATGATTTATCTTCACAAGCCATAATGATGACACCATTTTCAATCGGTTGTCCTGTGAGATTCTCCCATAGTAGTGAATAACAGGTTGCTTGCAAGAAGTAATTCTGAATATCTGAAACTTCTTTCGGGCGCTTTGCTGTTTTGAAATCAATCACACTAAGCGTCCCATCAAACTCACCGATACAATCAACTCTACCTGCGATACCGAAAAAGTCTTTACACATTGTTCGACCGTAAGTGTCGTGAAGAATCTCATACAGGTCACCCCACAGAGCAACCTCAAGAGCCTGAATATTGTTGATTTTGTCAAGATGAACTTTTGAATATTTGAAAAGGTCACCGTCTTGTTCAATCTCTTCGTTACCAAGATACTTCTCAACGAGAGAATGGTACTTGTTGCCTCTCGAAGAGGCAGCGGCACTTATCTTTCTGTTCTCTGGATCTTTTCTCCACTCACGAAAAAACTCCTCACTCTCATGACCTATCACTGTGGTCACTGAGGGAAAGGAGCGTTCTTCGCCATCGATAATGTAATGACGCTTACCATTTTTTTCGATTGTGCTAACGGGTTTGTCTGGTAGTTTTACTTCAACGTGATTGAACATCAATCAAACTTTCTTGCAATCTTCTGCCCTGTGTTCTCTTCAATTTTAGCGAAAACTTCTCGCATACCACCATCAATCTTTCTTCGTCCGAGAGAGACAGAATCGGCAACACCTGGTGCACCGAAAAGTTTTTGAACAGCCTTTTCACCACATTTAGGGCAAGGCTCTTTTGTTGGTTTGTTTCGATCTGCGATGAGAAGTTGTTTCTCAAATGTGTAGTCGCACATGTGGCATCTGTAATCATAATTAGGCATCTTGAAATACTCCTGTGTACCATTCTGGTTGTGTACGAAGAGTCCACTTTGCAAACCTAGACTTCGCACCGTTGTAATAATTGCGGTACGACTGAACTGAATTTTTTACCTTGAACTCATCTGGCATTGCAATTGCAAATTCAGTAAGATTACCTTGTGGTATATTTTTTGGTAGAGTTGAAAGATAATCGATCAGGTTTTCGGCGCTATGAACCTTTCCGTACCTATATGTATACTCTTTGCAGAGGGCGATGGCGTGCTTCTGATGCCACATATAATTTTCTGATGTCTTGAGAGTCCATACCGTGCAAGGGTGATGCATGAATGTGGCTTTCCATAACTTGTCTTCTCGTTCATCGTTGAGTTTCCATCTCTTGATCTTACGAGGTCTATCACCCTTCGACATTTCGTAGTATAGATCGCCGTCTAGGTAGCGGTGTGCTGTTGACAACATCTGACCTGACTCAAGAATCATCTTGACAACGTGCTTGTCACAAAGCGACTGAGCGGATACTTCTGGGCTTTCATCTACTACAAAAATATTCATGGGTTACTCCGGTAGGGGTGCTTCGTAGAATATACTAAGTCCTAGGGCTTTTGCAAGTGCGTGTTCTGCTTTTGCACCTTTGCTTCTTTCCCAATTGCTCATCATGTAGATTGCGGTGCATTGATCGCAAATTGCAACCATATCACGACGTAATGCTTTTCTCATAAACTCATGATCTTCGTAGTTTGTGTCTGGTGCAAAAGACATGGGATCAGACATTGGCTTACCCGCATCTTTGTCTAGTTCAGCGGGGTTAATAGCGTTCCAACCTTGTTCTCGAAGCACTCTAGAGCAACGATCAAAGGCTGGGTAATTATAATTCTCATAACCACGCATCGGACCAGCAACATAAATTGTTGGTTTTCTATTTGATATATTCATTATCTACTCCTAATACGCCGTCTTGGAATCGAACCAAGTTTACACGATTATAAGTCGTACTGAGAAATGCCAGTTCCTCCCACGGCGCAAAAATTATCCAAGAGGTACTCTTGACTTCTTGTTGCTACAATGTCCATTCTCGTTGATGTCAAGGTAGTTTGAACGCTGACGATCATCGTCGTGTCCAAGACGATAGTTGAAATGTGAACCATTGATTCTCATACCATCTAACGCCTCCTGAATCTTGTTGACGATTTGTTTTGATTGAATCGCCGCTTCGTCCAGATTACCTGTCATGGGAATATCGATGTGCAAACGATGAATACTCATCCGTTGAGATCCTCTCGGTAAACTTGCTCACCGAAAGAAATCACGCGAGATGGTTTGAAAGAACGCCAAGCAGCCTTCTCAATGTCCCAAACAACAACGTGATCTGGGTTGTTATTCTTTTCTTCGGTCAACAGAGTTTGATCAGTTGCGGTTGATTCTGGCAGATAGTCTGAACGCAAGGTACAAAACATATGACGAACAGTGCCGTCTGCTTTTTCAAATGAGAGGTTTACTGCTTCGCTTCGAAGCCGATTTACAATTTGTTCTTTTTTCATAGTATGTCCTTTGTTGAATGTCAAAGGTGGCCGTTAGACCACCGATGACTAGCAAGATATAAAAAAATCAACCGAGACGGCTGATGTCACGACGCATCTTGCGGGTGCAAGGAGTTTCGATAATCGAAACACGCTGACGAGAAGAGTAACCACGGAACTTGAGACCGGTACCAGACTCGTTCATGAAACCAACGTAGATGGTGCTTTTAGGACCTTCGACAATTGCGGCGACTGGTCGGTTGGGTGCACCACGCATGGCGAGAGTGTCGCCTTCGTGCAGGTTCTTTGCCATGATTCGGCTGTGCATTCCATTAGATGGGATGTGAGCGTCGAGGCTGTTGTTAGAGGTTGCGGTCATGTATTGTCCATTTGCATTACGAATGTGGGGCATATTTATCTCCTTTTGATTTGTTACCCTTATAATTTTTGACGATTCTATCATCATGTTTAAGCCATGTCAATTCTTCTCCCCAATCATTTGAGGAAAATTTTACTTGAATTTGTGGTCCCCAAGTTTGGTCAAACTCGATAGAGTTGATCCTGGCGCTTCGGCGCCGACTTGGAACGTACACACTGTCACCAACTTTCAACTTCATAATTTTCTCCTTTTCTGAAGTGTCTGTCGTGTTGTTCTTCTAAATAATACCGTATGCGAAATAAAAGTCAAGCATCAAGTTCGAAAAAATCTGAAAAAGTTATCGCTGGCATTGACTACTCGATGACTTGTCCATGCATTTGTGTCCACACAGGAGATAAGTTCTCTTTCCACAATTGCCAATTCTTTTTTCTCACAGACAAAAAAAGATTCGATGGCACGCATCGCAAAGTTTTTCATGGTGATTACTTTCATGATTGGTCTTGTGAGATGGATCGTTATGACTCCATTGCAGACTGGGCGATGTCCAAATTAGTTGGTGCCGAGCATGTGGGTCTTGAGGGATATGCTTTCAACGCCAAAGGAAAGGTGTTCAATATTGCAGAAAATACTGGCATACTAAAATACAAACTCTGGCAACAAAGAATACCTCTAACGGTCATCTCACCTACTGAAATAAAAAGATTAGCCACAGGAAAAGGCAATGCCGATAAAGAATTGATGACCCGTCAATTTAGAATCGACACAGGCTTGAATCTCAAGCAAGAGTTGACTCCGAAAAGTTCAAAGGTCATCAATCCTGTTTCGGATATTGTTGACTCATATTATGTGTGTAAAGAACTTTGGTACAAAATCATCGATTTCTAAACTTTTCAAAACCGTCAAGATCTGAACTGTAGAAGTTGCCATCTTTCAATGTATTCTTGGTTCTACTTCTGCGATTTTTTACGTTGCGATGTTTTGTCGCTCTGCTTTTGTAGTGTCTCGATGCATCACCTTCCATCGAGACCTTCTTGTTCTTTTTCATGCAATCAAACCTGGGAAAGTATCCTGTACGAGTTGTTTATCAATACCTTCATAATCAAATTTATTTGTAAGAACCTTCACAACAAGATCAGTCTCCATAGGATCGAGACTTTCAAGTAGTGCAATTAGGTTTTGTTCTGTTCTCAACGGACCCATTTTTTCTACTTGCGAATCCGTGAAGATGTAAAGTCGTTTTGCTTCATTGAACAGGGTGTTCATTCCAAGACCAGTTGGAATGTCACTCCTCTTGAACGGTGGCATACTATCGAATGAAAAAACATACCGATCATCAAAAACGAGTTTTAGTATTTCTTTGAGTGGATTGGAACTGTATTCTCTTAGATATACAATTTTCTGATCACGGTTTTCGAATTTACTTGCATTCTCCAGAACTTCTGGAATCAAATAATCTGTCTTGTTCACTTAATACTCCTGAATATTTTCAATCAACACCCGAAGTCTTTTTGCCACAAAGTAGTTGAATAACTTACCTCTGTCGCCCTTCGGGCTTTTATCAAACTCACTAATAATATTTAGTTCATATTGCTCTGGTATATTTTTGAAATCTACAAGTTTTTCGTTTCTTTCAATAAATGGTCTGTTTTCAGGTGGCAAGTCACCACGCAGAAAAGCATCATGCATTCTTGCGAGTGCTTTTTTGGTAAGTGGCTTTTGTCTCTTGCCCTCAACAACAAAGCAATCATCATCAGACAATGAGTTTGGTACACCATCACCAGAGTCACCGCGAATGATCAAGTCTTGTAGGAACTTCTCTGGGTCAGGACATTTTACGAATGCCTTCTTGATTGGATTCCATTGCTTGACATTACCATGCTTCTGCAATTGCTGAAAGTCTTTATCGCTTGAGACGATCAATACATCCTCTACAGGGAAACTCTCAGCCGCTCTCTTAGCGATGGTAGCGATAACATCGTCTGCTTCGCAACGCTCAACGTTCAAGACTTTGTATGGAAAGAATTCACGAATCTCTTCACGAACCTTACCGAGAATATTGAACAGAGCGTTCCAATCAAAGTCAGACTTTTGTTGTTTTGTTTTTCGTGACGCTTTGTAATGTGGAAAAATATCTTTTCGCCAGTAATTACCTGCGTCACAACAAAGAACAATTTCACCGTAGTCGTTCTTGAATTTATTTCGAATCAGACGAATGTTGTTCAGAATAATGTGGCGAACC